CCGCCAAACAGCTTGTCTGCCTCGTCTATTGCCTGCTGATCGTCGTCGTCTTCGTTGCCTTGGTCCTGCTGGTTGCCTTGCCCTGGCTGCTGTTCAGGCGGTTGTTGGGCTTGCTCGTAGCCTGCCAGCTTTGCATCATTGCCAGCCTTGCGTAATTTCGGGTCCATCGCATCTTTGATAAACGTAATACCCTGGCCAGGCACGATCACATAGGGCTCAGTTTCAAACATCGGCTCCAACCCAAGAGCATGCGCAGCCTGGCTCGTGGATTGTGTGCCATTGCCGGTGAGCACATTCCAGGCATCGACTTTGGTTTTGAAGTCTTCTGGTTCCTCAAAGGCTTTCCAGGTTGCCTCCAGGTCATCATTACCATCTTCCTCTACCATGACATCAGTGAAAATCTCAGCGGTTGTGTCCATCATTGGGCTCATGGTCCGCCGATAGATCACGGCTTCCTGGGTATCACCACTACTCTTGTTGACGTTTTCGGTGAAGCCCAGTTCGGACATAGTGAGCCCGAAATCGCCAACCGTGACATTCAGCAGGAACGTGTCGAACGGGGTCGCGATATCATCGGGGTCTGTCTTCGTATACTTCGCACCTGGCGGAATTACCTTGATCCTGGCCTTGATGGCATCGTTCCCAGCCAGTAATCCATCCCACATTTCCTGATAGGTCAGCAGGTCCTCGGGCTTCCACTCGCTTCCATCCTCTGGCGGCTCCAAGAAACCTGCTGGCACATTTCCATCAGTAAACGAACTCAGGTCCCGGTTTTGTTTGCGCAGCGCCTGATTGACTCTGAGAATAATTCGCTCGACGCGGCTCAAACCATAGGGTGAATCAGTGCGCTCCGTCTCACGGCGATAGATCAACTGCGTAGAAAGCAGCTCCATGCCAGGCACACCGTACACGAATTGTTGGTAAGCCGGGAATGGTGGCACCGGCTCCATACCGCGTTCGTCTAAAAGCGGCTTGATCGTCGAACCGTCGATGATTTCTAATGCGTACAACCGGCCAGCACGATCCTTGTGCTTGAAGATCGATAATGCGTCAATCTCCAGGCGCTCTTTGAGCATCATACGCATCCACTGCTTCAGTGTGCGCTTGCGGTCAGGCTTGGCAAAGAACGCTTTCCATTTCGCGATACGCGCGCCATACTTCGCGTCAAGCTCTGCCTGTGGAATGGGTTTGCCATTCTTGTCTTTGGTCAATTCTGCCCGAGGTCTGATCTCCAATTCCGGCTTAGAACATAAATCAAACCAGACTTGTTCACAGATACCGATGCCATCGTACAGACTCGCCAGGTTGCGCAGCGTGTCAAAACTCGTAGTCTCTGTCGAGCGTGGCAGTTGGCCAATGTTATAGCCAACGGGATACTGCCACTGGCGAGGGCCTTGCGCTGGCGTGATTTGCGCGTTTGGCGTGAGTGGCGCGCCAGGGGCAAACATGCCTTGCGTTTTCGCTTGTGGCGCTAAAGAAGCCATCATTTGGTTGATCACACTTGGGGTAAGCGGTGTGACTGTGCCACCTGGTGGAGCGGTGGACTTGCGCTCAATCGCAGCGTCAACAATGCGTTCCAGGTCGCGCCTGTCGAGGGTGATTGTATTGTTGTTTCTGCGATTGCGTCTGCTCATTTACTCGCCTCCGCCTCTTTCTGCGCTTTCTCTCGCTGCAGCTCCCTATAGCGCTCTGTAAAACGCACCTGGTCTTTCGCTGTCTTCTGAAACAAGCGCTCCATGGCACCGCTTGACGCGTCTACCGGGTCATCATGAACTTTGGCGCTCGGGAATGGCTCCAGAAAGCCGAAATAGCCATGGTTCCACCAGGCGCGCAGCACGCCAACGTTGCCTGCTTCAGCCTGGCTAGAGAACGTATTTGCCCTGACTTCTTTCGGACCTGTCGAGCGGATGCCATGCGCTGAAAAACCCTCAAGCACGCGTGTCTTGAATGAGAAGGTGTTGAACTTGCCAGCACTGCCGGGCTCCTCTTCAAACCACACCTCGGTCGCCGCGCCATCCTGCTCTGCGGTCGCACGTACCTTTTCCTCAACCTTGCCGGGTGAGAGCCGATCCCATGTCGCGTCGAGCACAATATAGCGCGGAAACGTACCCGCCTTGCGACGTCCCATCTTCGTGCTTGCTGTATAATCGGGTCCATCGCGTTCAGTATTGGCTGGCATGGCTTCTGTTGCGGCAAAGTCCCAAAAGCGTACTGTCTTCTCAATGTCGTCGGGGATCGAATCGATAATCGGGAACCAGGCTTTCTTGAACTTGTTGCCGCCCTCGGCGCGAATACGCCAGTTCTTGTTCAGCAAGCGTTCACGATCGACAAGCGGTAACGCTTTGAGGCGCTTGCGATAATCAGGGTCTTTCTCTTCCAGCTTGGGATTGTCGTCTAGATCCGCTTCGATGAAGGTTACCGAGATCATATCCTCATGGGTTTCGCCTTTAGCCAACCAGTGAATGTCATCACCATCACGCACAAAATACCTAATCTCTCCTGACTCAGCCCGATCGTCCGCTGGCCAGTCCTCGTGTACCCAGGGCGCGATAAACCATTTCACCCAACTATCAGCATCAGGATTGCACGTTGCCCGTATATACGGCTTCACGCCACACGTCGAGCGGTTGCGCGACAGCATATAGAAAAACATTGACTTCGTGAACAAGGTCAGCTCATCGAAGCCAATCAGAGGAATTTGTGAACCCATCCAAGCATACTTATCCTGCTCATGCTGCATGTGAGAAAAGCGCACCGTCGCGCCACTGGGGAATGTCCATTCTGGCGGGCTCTCGCTTGGCTTCCCATCCACAAACGGGTAGATCATCCCGGACTCATCCCACAAGCCGCCCTTGTTCATGATCTCCGGATAGGTCCGTCGAAAGATGACCGCGCCATACTGAGGATTATCGATATGCCGCAATGCTTCTAGCAGTAAGCCGAAGGATTTACCGCCACCAGCTGCGCCACCGTAAATACAAATATCCGCAGGCGTCGAGAGAAACAATTCCTGCGGACCTGGCTGCGGACCAATGATAATTTCTTGAGGGGCGGGAGCAATCATGCGGTATCCCTCCCGTTATCCGGCAAGCGCACTTTGTAAATCTCCACCTGTATCGGGCCGCCATCCTTGCCTGTGTGCTCAACTTTGTCCTTGTACTTCTCCGGCATGCGCGCCTTGAGCAGTGTCACCAACAACGTGTCGCTATACTTGCGTTCGATCAGTGGCTTGCCTCGTAACATGATTTGCCCGCCCTGCTTATTGAGTTGCGGCTTCCCTTCCTCGTCAAGCAACGGAATCTCTTCATAGACCATCTTGCCCTGAGAAACCACATAGGACGGGACACCATTCACCGCGCGATCATGAGCAGCGTATTCAAGCGTATCATTGGCTTCTGGTTCAGCTACAGCCAGTTGAGCATTAAAGTCCTCGTCAGCATCGCGCCATTCGTAAAAAGTCTGACGACTGATACCTGCTACTTTGCACGAGTGCTTAATATTTGCAGTCTCCCGAAAAACCTTGAGAAACCGTGCTTGTCTATGCGCGCGTGAGAGTGTCAAAGTTTGTCAGCTCCCCATTCGCTCAATGCCCACCATACCTATCACTACTCAATGATTGAGTATTCATGCTATGAGTATACATCAGTTATGTAGAAAAAGACAGCATTAGAACACTTTTAGAACGATTGTGTCGAAGTGTCGAACAAGTGTCGAACGCCTTTTTCGACAGTTGATTTGAGCTTAAAGCAAAAATTGGCAACGATACTTTGAGCATAAAATCATGTGTCGAACCATCAAGTGTCGAAACTGTCAGAGATTTCAAAATTGTTTTTTGAAAATTTCCAGGGCAGGGGTAGATGCAAAATGCTCCTGCAATTTTTTGAGAAAAATTGGTCCCAGGAAATTTTTAAAATTTTTTCTCAGCAGGGATAGATGGGGCACATTTCAAAATGAATTTTCAAATGAAAATTATGACCTATTGACAGGCATGTTATTCTCTATTTTAAATAGAGACAGAGAGACCCCCGTATTTTATTCTTCTTATTATAACAATTAGTTATAATCATGTGTCACGAACATATCCCATCTACCCCTGCCGAGTGAAATTTTCCAAAAATAAAAAGGCGACCAGTTTGAAGAGGTATTCAGAAAAACTGGCCGTCTAGTGCTTATTCTCGGCCCAGGAAAAGGCTCTAATAAGCTGCCGCTGTTATGACTCACCTGCGGCTGGAGCTATGAAAGTAGATTCAACGTTCCACATCAGATACTATCATCTGGACAACAGTATGTCAATTCGACGGATCGACATCACCCCTGCTGTGCATATGCTCACAGCATACAAACGGGACCGGGTCCCGCCCGAAATTCTATGCGCATAGCATAGGTTGTGGAAAGTAAAGAAAAGTTTTTAGAAGTATGTTATACTTTTATTTGATGCGGCTGGGGCGGGCTGACCTGCTACAGATATGTTAGGGAACAGGCAAAGACGAAGCGATACATCAGGAAAGAGCGTGCGTGTGCGATCTTCTATAGCCCGGGTGAGGCGCATGAGATAATAGATATGATGCAACTGTTCTGTTTTCATGTATTGTCCGGCGATGCGCTCCCGCGTTTTCTCTACGCATCATACCATATTTTGATTTGAGGTGAAATAGCCATGGAGGTTTCGATTGTGTTACTTGATTACCTGGCCGGAGTAAAGCAGCTCGGCGTAAAAACTCAGGTTGGGTATCGACAGCGACTTACTGTTTTTGCGGAGTGGTGCGCGCTGCAGGGGGTAGAGCTGGAGCAAGTAAACAATCGATATGTGCAGGAGTTTTTGGCGTGGCTTAGCGAAAGCCACAAACCACATAAAACCGGGCAAGAAAAAATATCGACGCATACCCTGGCTGGCTATGTCAGATGCATTTGGGCATTGCTCCATTGGTGTCTGGACGATGAGGAATACAGCGAGTATGTGAAACTGGCGACCGTCAAAGGTATCAAGATGCCGCGGACGGAAAAACAGGTCAAAGACACATTCAGCGATGAAGAGATTGAGGCATTGTTTACAGCTGCTTCCAGGAACCAGGCTCATCACTACAAATTGAGAGACACGGCTATTCTGGCGTTGCTTGTCGATTGTGGATTACGAGCAGATGAACTATGCACGTTGCGATTGGGCAATGTGACGTTTGCCAGGCTGCCCCAGGATGATAGCTACATCAAAGTGATGGGCAAGGGCAGAAAAGAGCGCGAAATACCACTTGGGAACAAATCACGCCGGGCTCTTGCTCGCTATATGCGGGAATATCGCAAGGATGCGAAAAAGAGTGATGTTGTTTTCTTGAGCAGGTATCATACTCCACTTACCGTTCATGCGTTAGCGCTTATTCTGGACAGGTTGAAAGAAGCTTCGATGCTTGCGGAAGATGTGCAGGTGAACCCGCACAAGTTCAGACACACCTGGGCGACCAGGTTTATGGCGAATGGAGGTGATGTGTACGATCTTTCTCGGTTGATGGGACATTCCACTGTCGCCATCACCGAGGGGTATCTGAAATCGTTGAGCGCGAAAGCGGTCAGGACCCGTAAAGATCACCGGTCAGTGTTGGATGAGATGTAGGTTTGTCATGTGTCGAACATTTTCAAACGCTTCGACACTTCGACACTTCGACAGTTAGTATGCTGAAGCGGCTTGTAGAGCCAATGCAGATGTGTCGAAAGTAGTTTCGACAGCAAGTTCGACAGTTGAAATTGTACTTGTGTGATGTGACTCTGCAAGCCAGAGCATGAAGTGTCGAAACCGATTTCGACAGTTTCGACAGTTGGAGAAAGGATTGTAGTTATGCTGTTTAGCGAAGTGCTTATTGCGTTTGGTGTAGGCTGGTTGGCGGCGATGCTGTCGACCTGGTTGATACTCGCCAAGCCCTGGCTCGACAGGCGCATGCTTCGTAAGCCAGTAGTTACTCCTGCTGTGAATAACCAGGCAGGGGTTCAGCAGGCTCAAACAGGACCAATCAAGATTGTGTAGAAAGGATTGTCATGAAAAAGCTAGTTGTAAAGTTTATTGTTGTCTTCGTGATGCTGCTGGCGCTGCTCGCACCGGCAGCGGTCGGGCATGCGCATGCGCTGATTGCCTGTCAGCCATTGGTACACTTCCCATGTACAGGTGGCGGAGTGATTTGTGTCGACAAACACGGTCGTGTGTTTGATCGTTTCCATCCTCATTCTCATTGCGTCGCCATTTAGTGTGAAATACCTGGCTTGCGACTAACAAGCCAGGTGGAAACCTCGTAGTGTGTCTAACGAAGTCATCAGTTATAACGGATGATAGTTAACGGGGTAGTTGTATGAATCATGAAATTCAGCATGGGTATGTAGACCCAGGGGCGCCTAACCCGCGCGAGGTTATGCGTCTTGTTCTCGTCATTATTGGTCTGATCGTCGGGCTTTATCTTTTTGGAATGGTCTGGGCCACCTGGGGCATGTATTGGGCTTTTGGTTTCGTTGGTGGTATTGCTGTCATTGTTGGCGGATTTCTGCTTTACCTGCGTATTTCATCTCACTGGGAGGACATTGCCGATCGTAAGACGCTGCGCAAATTGGCGGAGGATGCACTGGTTGCTCAGCACTCTGTTGAGTTCAAGCCGGAGCTGCGCGAGGTGCGCACGATTTCGCCCTGGACGATCCCGGATAACATCAAGCAAACCATCAACAACACGGGCATGCAGGCCTTGCCTTCACCTGCGCAGTATCCCGTTGCGCCTCCTTTTGCCAGTATGCGCTCCCTCATCCGACCAGGGCGCTTGATTCTGGGATACAACACGCAAGGACCTATCACTGGTGATGTCGGCGACCTGCTTTCCATGGCGTTTGTGGGCAAGCCAGGTACGGGCAAGTCAACAGGCCTCCTCTACTACCTGGCCATTCTATTATTGGTGGAGGCCTCGGTCTATGTTTTTGATCCGCAAGGCTCGCTCTATGAGGTGTCTGACTTGATGCCCTACTATGGCGAGTACGACGAAATCTATAACGCGATCCCGGCCATCTATGAGGAGCTGGAGGATCGCGAAGATCTCTGGCGTCGGACCAAGCAAGTGAAAAATCCGCTGCTGGTCCTGGTTGATGAACTGCCGGCGCTGGCCAGGTATGAGGAACGGGTGAAGCCGGCGACAAGCGTGCTTGATCTGGCCGAGAAGATTGTGACGCAGAACCGTAAGCATAATTGCTTCTGTATGCTGACCGGGCAATCCTTGCCGGCCAACGTGCTGCCAACCCTCACTCGCGACAATCTGTCGAGCCGCCTGGTGTTCAATTCGAGCGATATGCATGCGCGTATGGCAGGCCTGGATGAAGACAGCCGCAAGAAACTCTTGCCTCTGCTTCGCAAAGCGCAGCCAGGAACGGCTATTCTGGATGTGAGTCGGCGACCTCAGCCTGATATTGCAGCGTTGCCTTTTACCACAGTAGATGATCTACGGATGATTTTAGACGGAAACGATCCTGAAGCGGTCCCAGCCTCCCAGGTTGTTCCTGACTCAGGAACAGGAACAGGAACGCCGTTCCTGAGCATTTCTGCCGAGGAACGGGAACAGATTATCAGCGTTCGGAAGTCCGGTGTTCCTCGCCGGGATATGTGCCTGGCACTCGGCAAGGGCAAGTACTATTACGATGTGGTCAAGCAAGTCTTGGATGAAGAAGGATTATAGACGCATGGAAACATTCATGGCAACCTGCACAGGTTTATTCATTTTCCTGGTCATCTGGCGCGTTACTCATCCGTATAGATGCTCCTGTGGATATGTCACCTGGTCAGCTCATGCGATGTTTCGCCATCTGCAAACCGGCCATAAGTATGTTGAACACGATAAGTAAGAGAGGTACGTATGAAAAAACCTAAGCTACTTCCACTGAATGAAACCATCCACAAGCTAGAAGATAGCATTATCACACTTTCCGGTCCAGCGCTGGCCATCTCGGGAATTATCGCTGGTGTGGACCTGGTGACTGGCGGCCATGCCATGCAGAACATTCCCTGGTTGACGGTGGCCTGGGCCATTTGCTTACTGTTAACATTGGACTTTCAAGTGCTGGCGCTGGGCGCCCGCGCGCATAAGGTGTATTTATCAGATAAGCGGACCGGGCGCAAGATATTTGAAGTTGTGCTGATCATTCTGGTCGCCGCGGCGATCTCCTATGTATCTATTCAGATGCAGTCCATTATCGCCAGAGTGAACAGCGCAAATCTCACCATTGACCAGGCGGCCGGTCAACTGGGTATAAATACCATTGCGCTGATATGGGAGCGCAGTGCATTAGTTCTCATCCTTATTTTTCTTAGTGGATGGTTTCGCGAGGATGAGCATGAAACATCTGAAACAGTGAGCGTTTCACTTGTTCCACAGTCAGCCATTTCAGATGAAACTGTGCAACTCATTCTTTCTAAATTGGCAAAGCTTGACGAATTGGAACAGGTTATTACAGGAGAACATGTTGCCGTTATACCTGAACCTAAAACATTGCTGGCACTGCCTGAAACAGCCGGTGAAACAGATGAAACAGAACAGGATGAACCAGGGCTAGAAGCGCAGATACGCGCACTCCTGGTTGTGAAAGCCGATCTCTCGTCTCGTGACATTGCAACCATTGTAGGGCGTCCACATACAACCGTGTACCGCGCACTTGCTCGAGTGAAACAAGTGAAACAGGAGTGAAACATCTGTAGGTCTACAGACCCACGGTTTGTAGACGAACTATCGATAGGCCAATGGGCCTGTTACACTGCCTCCATCTTCATTGGTGGAGGCATTTGTATGATACGTTTGAAAGTAAAGGAATTGGCTCAGGAACAGGGATTAAGCCAGCGAAAACTGGCAAAAATGGCGAACATTGACATCAAAAATATTCAAAAGATTTTCCGCTATCCTACGACCAAAGTTGTGACCACAGAGACGCTTGATAAATTGGCAAAAGCCCTGCATGTTGATGCCTCGGAGCTGCTTGAAAGTGTTGATGAATAACAAAAGCCCTCCAGTGAACCTTTTTGTATCTTGTTTTTCTGGAGGGCTTTTGTAGCGATTATCCGCAGAATCCTTATTCAATTGTCGGTTCGTCTGACTCTTTCGGGAGCGTCACCCCCTTTCTGTTTTTGGTTTACTTCCGAAGATTATAAATCATACGCCAATGGGTCATAGTCGGGCGTAGGATCGACCGTAGGATCGACAGCAGGTCGTATGTAGTTTTCAGCAACCTTTTTCACAGTCGCAAGCACTTCCTCGGGAATGACATATTCGTCGCTGTAGTAGTTAGGGTGCTTGATCTGGTAGTAGCGATGATCGTCATATCTGGGATTGGGCTTTAGCTCAATGCCGTGTTTTTCTGCTATTTGGTGGGCCTCGGTCAGTTCATTGCGAAGCTTTGTTTCTTCAGCTTCTTTAGCGATCATCAAATCAAACTGGAATTTGCCCCAGGCCTGTCCCAACGCGTTCATTTCTTCGAAGCTGAGATGAAACTTTTCGTTTGGCAGGATGTTTCCCTGCTCGTCAGTATCCTGGTATTCCTTGATGCGTACCAGGTCAACCCATTTTTCTTGGAGATGGGCCGCGGTGATTGTGATGTTGGGATCGTAAGAAGTTGCGACATCGAAGCTTAGTTGAACGGTCCGTTTTCCGTTCCTATCTTGTAGAATTTCTGCCATGTGTTTTCCTTTCTTTTTTGATGGTAACAACCTGCTCTAAGGATACCCTATTATGCAAAACTTGTCAATACTTTTTTGAACTTCATAAAACTATTGATTATTTCCTTGCACTTTGGTATACTAGATGAGAAAGGAGAAAAGTATGAACCGACCTGCATTTATTCGTTCAACTGAGGGTTCCCGCGTGCTCTATGATGTACTGTCGAGCAAGGGAACATTTTACTACACTGTTGAACTGTTGGGTGGGATCGCTATTTCATGTGAGTGCCCAGCAGGGCAACATGGAAAATCGTGCAAGCATCAAGAGAAAGCTGAGCAAGAGGAAACGAATTTCCAAATTTCGCTGAAGGCGATCGGTGAACATTTGGTTGAGGCCGAACGTGCATTACCGCCATTTCATAGTAGCAGAGGGTTTTCGCTGCTACGCTAGTGAAGATTTCTCTATGGAATGATGGTCTAGAAACCTTCACGACATATGTCGTGAATCGACAGTACATTTATCACGACATGTTTTCGCGTTTATATATTCTGTCAGGTTATTGTTTCTCAATGGACAGTGTAGGTAGAAGTACTTATACTGCCTTTCACCTCTCAAATTTCCGCCAGGTACGCGGTAGAAAGTTAGATCGATGATGATAGTGGAATTTCCTACTCAAACAGTAAAAACAGACGATGTTTCTTTTCCCCATTTCCCCCAGCAACCTTTTTTTTCTGGTGTTATGCCGCTCCCACCGTCCATTAATGATGCCTATCAAATTATTACGTACAAAGGTGGGAAGCGGATCGGTCCCAGTTCTGATTTACAACAGTTCAAAAACGATGCAGCGTTGATGTTGACGCAAGCTGAAGCGAACTGGTCGCTCATTAACGCCATTAGAGACAGCAAAAGAAAAGTTCCCCTGGCCGTTGAAATCCGGGTCTATTTTCGTTCACAATGGAAGCAGGACCTGGACGATGTTCTCAAGTTTATTATTGACGCCGCGTTCACTCGTATCCAACTCAATGACAATCAAGTTATTGAACTCCATTCAATCAAAGAAGTTGATCCTATCGAACCCCGGGCTACCATTGAAATCAAATGTGTTGTTGGTCACTAGCAGTTTGTTCTAGGAGCCGTTCATATGGTCGTTCATGTAGCATCGTCATCTCAACAATTCCAGGACCGAGCTGCGCGGATCTATCTGCTCAATCTCAAAGCAGGGGTAAAGCCATCAATCCGGCCTGATTGTGGTCGTTGGAATAAGATCATTGACCAGGTTGAGAAAGATTATCAAATTGTCGCGGGCTCTCCACATTGTGCCTTTATCATGGAGAAACTATTCGACAGTATGATAGCAAGTAAGAAGTACCCTGGGTTGGCGGACCTGCTCTCTGCTGACCTTGTTGATGCTCCCAGGCAGGGGATGGTGAGTGGGGCGCCATCTCTTCGCCTGGTTGAGCAACAAACCACCCCTGCCGAGGATCCGGACCCGAGATATCCGCCCCTGCCAGAAGAAGCCAGGTTAGCGCCAGGGCTTTCAGTAGGTGCGTGCAAATGGCTCGATGAGTATGTTGAGTACAGCCGGCAGGTGTCACCAGAAGGGTACGAGGACTTTCATGAAGCCTGTGGTTTGTGGCTGTTATCAACCGTCGCCGGCAGACGAATTAAAATCCCCTTTTCTCGCAAACAATATACTCCGTTAATGATTGCACTGGTCGCGCGCACAAGTCTCTATGCAAAATCAAACACCGCTGAAGCAGCTATTCAGGTGCTTGAGTCTGCTGGGTTGCGTTGGCTACTTGGAAGCGATGAAACCACGCCTCAAAAGCTCATGTCTGATATGTCTGGAATTTTGCCGAAAAAATACGGTGATTTTGACGAGGACAAACAGGAGTGGACACGATTAAAATTATCGATGTCCGGTCAACGCGGTTGGTATTACGACGAGTTTGGATCACTGGTGAAAAACATGGTGAAGAGTGGGGGGATCATGTCTGATTTCAAAGGGTTGTTGTTGAAGCTGGATAATTGCGCGGACTCATACGAATACTCGACACAAAGCAGGGGTAGTGAGCTGATCGAAAAGCCGTATTTATCCCTGCTGGGCTCTATGACACCCTCTGATATCAAAGCCAGCGCGAAAGCTGGCAGTGATTTCTGGAATGACGGGTTCTGGGCCAGGATCGCGTTTATCACACCCCCGGCTGATGGCGCAATTGACGCGCCATTCACGCTAGGAGAGACGCCAGTGCCCTTTGGATTGCAGCAACGATTACGAACCTGGTCTGAGGGTCTAGGGACCCCCACGGTCATTATAGAGCCGAAATACGATGAGAAAGACAGGTTGGCAGATTATACAGTGATCCGCGGGGAATTGCCTGAGACAGAAATACAATTTGGCCCAGGCGTCTATGATGCCTGGGTTCGTTATCGCTCAGCCTTGAAAAAGATCGTGAAAGACTTACCCACCCAGGACCTGGACGGTTCTTATCAGCGTTTGAGTATTAAAGCAATCAGGATTGCCGCGCTATTCGCCAGTCTGGAAAACGGGAATGTGATTGAGATGCGCCATTGGGCGAAAGCGCAAGAAATAGCCGAACGATGGCGTAAGAGTTTGCATGAACTGTATAGCCAGGTGAACAGCGAACAAGACGCGCCAACCTACGCGAAAAAAGTTGAAGATGAAATCTTGCGAGTGGTGAAAAAGCTTGAGGACCAGGAAAAGCCGCCAACGGTGAGAGATCTGACGCGTTACCTTACAAGGGTAGATGTAGGTAGATTGAAGATGGGTGTTGCCGACCTGGTGAGAGCCGGGTTGTTGGCGGAGGATAAGAGCGGAAAATCGACACGGTTTACAATTGTTGAGGAGTCGACAGGATGATGGTTCGACAGATTGACAATTCGACAATCGACATTTTGAGCCTCATAGAGCAGCACGCGCACATCACGCTCTGCGGTCGTTCAACGCGCCACTACAAAAACGGTGTTGAATGGCACTCAGACTGTCCATGGTGCCAGGGCAAAGACCGGTTTGTGATGTGGCCTGAAGCTGGCAGGTATTACTGCCGTGTGTGTGGACGCTACGGCGATGCAATCAATTTTTTGAGAGACTATTGTGATATGACCTACCAGCAAGCGTGCCAGGAGCTGGACATTGACCCGCGGTATCCGGAGGAAGCTCTTGTCAATTTGCCGCTATTACATAGCAGTAGTAAAGATGAGCCACCGCCCCAAAAGTGGATGGAAACCGCTGAAAGCTTTCTGTATCGGGCTTCTCGGTATCTCTGGTCTAAGGGAGGAAAACGAGGCCTCGACTACTTGCATACGCGAGGCCTCAATGATGATACCATACGAGCTGCACGACTGGGTTTCT